ATGTACTGTTAAGGGCCAGAGATGTAAAAGAAGATGAATACCTTTCTTTTGGGTGTTACATGGTTGATCGCGAAACCTCAGAGAGTGATTATGACATAAATAAAGTCATAGCAAACGATAATCACGTAACAACAACGGATGAGAACGGCGACTGGGGTAATCGTAACGGGTGGGCTAATCATCCTGTTTATGACCCCGTGGCTTTTCATTATTGCTGTGCTTTGAGAACTGAGAACCTTATCCGGTTAAACGGCTTTGATGAACGGTTTGCTTTCGGTTTAAGTTTTGACGATGATTACCTTGTAAGACAAGTGCGTAATTTAGGATTGAAGATTAATATAACTGAATTTCCTTTTGTCGTTCACCAGTGGCATCCTAATACTCAAAAAATGAGCCAATATTATGACTTGTGGAAAGCAAACGAAAGGGTATTATATGATATTATCCCTTTGAAAGAATATCGTGCCAAACACTTAATAACGCCTGACTTATGTGGAATTTAAGGGTCCCGAAAATGCTTCACATATACTGGGGTGGCGGTACGCTCCCGTACATGAGGTATCTTACGGTTAAAACGTTTATTGACTTGAATCCTGATTGGGATGTGTATCTATGGACCCCGATGGTAGAATCAAATAATGTATCATGGTGTTCCGGTGAAAATAGTTACAAGGTTGTTTGCCGCGACTATATGCCTTACCTTTTGAAATTACCGGTTATCCATACGGTAATTGACTTTAGTGAGTATGGTTTCACTCGAAACAGCGCAGAAGTTCACAAGGCTGATTATATGAGAATCACCCTATTGAATCATTACGGCGGTTTATGGTCTGACATGGATATAATTTACTTCAAACCAATGAATGAATTATATGTCAATAAACCTCAGTATGAAGATAAGGAAGCATTTGGATGTATAGCACATTATGGTCATTCGACTGGATTCGTAATGGCACAGCCGGATAGCAGGATGTTTAAAACGCTTGCAAACAGAATCCCGGAATGTTTCAGCCCCGGATCGTATCAATGCTTAGGTCCGGATTTGTTTAATAAGTATTTCAGAAATAAGATCCCTGGCGGCGTTAACCTTTCAATGGATGTAGTGTATGCTCACGATGCGCTTAACCAGGGGGATTTGATTAAACTTAAAAAAGGACGATTTACAGAAAAATCAATCGGGTGTCATTGGTACGGCGGTCATCCAATGTGGGGAAGGTTTATCAGAGACACAAACGGAGGGCTTGAAAATTTACAGGATAATTTGATAAGTAATTTAATCAGAGATGGACAATTACGGAACGCATCAAAAAGTATTGTTTAAAGCAGTTGAGCTAACTGATAAAAATGTTATTGAGTTTGGTGCAGGGGACTTCTCTACGCCGCAGCTTCACGAGCTTTGCAAGGGCAGAGTATTGGTAACAGTTGAGAATAATGCTGACTGGCTGTTGAAATTCATGCACCTTGAAAGTGATAACCATTTNNCTGAATCATGGGGTGTTGTATTTGTTGATAACGGTACATGGGAAGCAAGGTTAGAGGTTATTGATAGATATCGTGATAAGACTGATTTTATGGTAATACACGACACGGAAGCTATGGCAAACTGGGCTATTGTCGGACCTGCTGCTGCTGCGAAATTTGCAAACATAACCGATTGGCACGTTTATTTTAAATACTTCGCCGAATTCCAAGATAATGAAGGCGGCCCGTGTACTATTTTAGGGAGTAATTATATTGATATCAGCATGATCGAGATTGACGGCATGAAAAGAATTTACAGATGATAATAAAAGATTTAATTTTTGCAGCGAATATTCTACTTGACATTGAAGAGATGCACCGTGACGGCAGTAAGCCCTCATTGGATTACATCAAAAGGAAATGTATTGAATTTAAGATACCGGAGGCTGAAGCGGATTTGATAAAACTTGTCAGCCGGTGTACTCCGGTTTATAACATTGGAACGGTTAATTATGATTTTGACAGTCAATTGATATAATTTGTACCTTTGCAGTATGAATACTATTTTAATAAGAAAGGGTAAGCGTAGGATTGAATATTGTTTAAAGCCTTATTCAAACAATGCAAAATGGAGAAAATTTCCTAAATGCATAAAAACAAAGGCTCAAATGAAGGAGTATTTTAAAGAAAAAAAATGAGTGAAGAAACAGAAGATATACTGCAATTAAACGATAAACAGGAAAGATTCTGTTATGAATATTGCATTGACTTTAATGGAACTCAGGCCGCGATAAGATCAGGATATTCAGAAAATACAGCCCGTTCTATTGCTTCAACTCTGTTAACAAAAGTGAACATTCAGGCTCGAATTAAGGAATTGCAGGACAATCTTGCTGAAACAGCGGGTGTTAGCAGATTGAGGGTTTTGAATGAACACAAGAAACTCGCCTTTTCTTCTATAAGTGATCTTCATAATACATGGATTCAAAGAAAAGAGTTTGACGAACTTACTGACGACCAAAAGTCATCCATTGCTGAAATTGATACAAAGATCAGGTACGAATATCAATATAATCCTGATTCAAAAGAGAAAGAACCGATTCAGGTTGAATACATCAGGATAAAACTGTTCGACAAACAGAAAGCTCTCGACAGCATTTCAAAGATGCTGGGTTTTGATGCTCCGGTCAAAACAGAATTAAAGGTCAATGTTGCTCAATTGCCTGATATAATCATCAAATGATAGAGCAAGTTGTATCAGCCCCACAAAAAAGCATATTGCAGTCAACGGCTCCGATTAATTTATTTCTCTCAGGCGTTGGATCGGGAAAAACTCATTTACTTGGAATAAAGACCTATCAGCTTATCAGAAAGTTTCCAAAGGTCAGGGGCTTTGTGGGGGCGAACACATATTTACAGCTCGTTCAGTCAACTTTATTTCGCATTCGTGAATACTGGAAGTCAATCGGAATCGTCGAATATGATAAAGAATCGCATCCTGAAGGTCACTATGTTGTAGGGAAGAAACCGCCGTCACACTTTAATGTCGAAGGTCATAACTTTGATGACTATTATGGGATTATCTCTTTTATCAATGGATGTGTTATTTTTATCGGTTCACTTGAACGGGCAGCATCACACGAAGGAAAAGAATTTGGTTGGGCTGTATTGGATGAAACAAAGGATACGGATGAATCAGATGTTAAGGAGATAGTTATTGCACGTATCAGGCAAAAGGGGATGTTTCTTATTGATGGGGAGTTGTCAGACAAAGGAACGCCGGAGCAACAATACAATCCTTTATTCATTGCAACCTCACCGGCAAAGGTTGACTGGATAAACACCTGGTTCAAACTCGAAGAACACCTTGACGAAATCACGTCGAAGATTTACAGTAAAACGGATTTCTTTTACAAGCGGATAGATGACAAGTTTGTGTGTATCTCTTCAACCTGGCATAACGTTCACAACGTCGGGGAGAACTACATAAACAACATCTTAGCAAACAATACTGAGGAACGGGGCCGGGCATTGATATATGCAAATCCTTTTACGCTTGTCGGGGGAGAATTCTATTCTTCATTTGACCGGCTGAAACACGTCTCAAAATGTGAATACGACAAAACAAAGCCTTTGCATATTTCTTTTGACCAGAACTCAGTGCCTTATAACTCGTGTTCTATATGGCAGTTTGAACGAAAAGGTGAGGTCTGGTATTCGTATTGCATTGATGAGATCGCCCTTCAGAACCCCAGGAACTCAACAGAAGAGGTCTGTGATGAGATTTTAATGCGATATGCGCATCATCAGTCAACAATTTACTATTATGGTGATGCTTCGGGCAAGGCGCGTTCTACAATGAACAAAGAGTTTAAACATCACTATGAGATCATTGAGTTTAAGCTAAGAAGGTTTCTGAATAAAGGATCAGCACGGATGATGCGTCAAAATCCGTCAGTAATTAAATCCAGAGACTTTATAAATCGTATCTTTGAAGAGAAATTACCGATAAAGGTAATCATTGATGAAAGCTGTAAGTTGATGATCGCGGATATGATGTATGTTAAGCAGGACATAAACGGAGCAAAGGATAAGCATATTGTTACCGACAAAGAGACAGGTGACAGATATCAGAAATATGGACACCTATCTGACGGAGCTTCCTACCTGCTAATTGAGGTATTTAATAACTATTACAAATGAATAAACTCGAAGGATTCCAGGAACTGCGGCGCATCATTGCCGGGGGTGTCAGACACAAAGATTACAAGCGTGTCTGTGAGTTAGCGGATATGTATTATAAAATGGTCACAGGTGACGGCATAAGCGACCTATTGGAAAGAATTGTTACCCGCGAATCAGAAGAAGAGTTTGAACAACGCAAAAGGCTGACGAACTCAATCATCCCTCCGACACTCGCATCTACAAAGCTGCCATTTCAGAAGGCCGTAAGAAAGAAGCCGAAGGTCAGAGTGATTGACTGGGAAACCGATAAATCAGAAGAGAACCTGAAATTAGTCGAAGATCGCATAAGCACTTACTGGGGTGACGGATCGCTTGAAAAGTTCCTGGAATATGCTTATGTGGATTACAATTATATCGACCCGAACGCTTTTTTGATTACCGAGTTTGACACATTTGATCCGAAAGTCGAGAAAGCAAAACCTTATCCGTTTATCGCTACATCGGAGCAAGCGATAATGTTCGAGTTTAAGAATAACATTCTTCAATACCTGGTTGTGCGGCTTCCGATCTCATGGATTGACAAAGAGGGCAAACCGAAAGAAGGGTTTAAGTACACTATTTATCTGGGTGAGGATACAATCCAGTTTACTGAGGTCGAAGATAAACCAACTATAGATATTACCTCAGACCTTCCGGGTGGGGTTGAGATAGCAGGTAAATACTATCTTGTCGAATTTTTTAAACCGAAAGGAAAGAAGATCCCGGCCCGGCGATTTGGCTATAAGCCTGACGGCGAGACTCAGGGTCGGACGTTTATATCCGCTTTTCATGATGTGATTCCTTACCTGAATAAGACACTGAAGATAGACAGCGAACTGGATCTTTCGACGGCTATGACGGCTTTCCCTCAGAGGTTCCGCTATGTCAATCCCTGTCCTGAATGTCACGGGGCAAGAACGTTGTTAGACGGAAAGGCTTGCGGAACCTGCGGCGGAACGGGTAAAGAACCGATTCATACATCTACAATGGACGTTGTCACTTTGGACTTGCCGCGCGATCCTGTTGAGATGATTGACCTCGAAAAGCTGCTTGTTTATAAATCACCTCCGATTGAGTTACTTGAGTTCCAGGAGCAGTATGTTCAGAATCTCCGGGCTTCGGTGTTCCTGATGATGTTCAACAAAGAGCTGATGACCCGGAACGAACTGAGTTCGACAGCAACAGAAGTGCGGATAACAGAGGACAATATTAACGACACCCTGCGACCGTTTGCTCAGTCGCTTTCGACTACATGGGAGTTTGTGGTTGAAGATATCGCAACGTTTGTTGACATGGGGGACGGGATAATTCTTCAACACCAGTATCCGGAGGATTTTAAATTTAAATCACAGACCGAGTTGATGCTTGAATTGAAACAGGCAAAAGATGCCGGAGCCTCAACATCGACCATTGCGAAAATAGAGGATGACATTAACGAACTCCTGTACGCTGACCGGCCCGAAGAACTGAAGGTCATAAGGATAAAAAATGATTACAATCCGTTCCGGGGCTACAGCGAAGAAAATGTCCGACTGTTGATATCACAGGGGCTGACGACTAAGTATAACGCTGTCCTGTGGGCAAATCTTGAATCGATCTTCAATGAACTGGAGATCGAAGAAAAGCAATGGATTTATGACATGGCAAAAGAATACATATCCGAAAGAGTAAAGGCCAAAACCGAAGAATACATTTTGAAGATGGAAGAGGCCAAACCAAAAGAGCCGGTTGTTCAATTTAATGAGCCTGAAGAATGAAATTTACCTGTGTCGTTCCTTCGTTCTTAGGCCAATATCCGGGTGCGGCCTCCCGTCGTGATGAAAAACTTGTCCGTGCTGTTCGGTCTGTATTGGATCAGACTTACACTGACTTTGAACTGAAGGTCATTGCTGATGGGTGCGATCTGACAATGGAGATAATGAAGCAATTCGCTGATCCAAGAGTTGAGGCGGTGAAGATTCAGAAAGCTCCATTGTGGGACGGCGCGCCACGAAACAGGGGACTTGAGCTTGCAAAAGGTGAATTTATTGTTTACCTTGACATTGACGATTACTGGGGCGACGGTCATTTGCAGAAGATAGCGGACGGATTAGGTGATTACGACTGGGTGTTTTTCAATGATCTGATCTTCTCCGGTGGTGAATGGGTTGAGCGCACTTGTGACATACGGAAGTTAGGGATGAACGGAACATCAAACATCTGCCATAAGCGTGAACTGGGTGCAAGGTGGGCGCACCGGGGCTATGCTCACGATCATCATTTCAATCAGAGTTTGATGATGAAGTCGCGGAAGTATGGCAAGATTGCAACGCCGGAGTATTTTGTTTTACACATTCCGGGCAATTATGATATGTAATATTAAGATAAACATAAAATTCATCTTACAAATATTAACAACATGGCCGTCAAAACAAAAATAATATTAAGTATATGCCAACAGTAGCAGCAATAACAATCACCTACAACCGACTTGAATTAACCAAGCGGACTATTGAGAGCTTTGAAGCAAAGACCGGAGTTGATTTTCATCTTTTTGTTGACAATGGATCAACTGACGGAACGCTGGAGTGGTTAAAAGACCGCAATCGGATTGAATTAGGGAAGAACGAAGGCATAGCAGCGGCATTTTGTTATGGGGTTCAGCAGCTTCAGGATTACGATTACATCCTCAAACTGGATAATGATGTTGAAACCGTTACTGAAGATATCATTGCAAAGATTGTTGAGTTCATTGAAAAGAACGGTCCTCATGCTGTCTCACCACCTGACCTGCTGATTGATCCTAACTTCTATCCCCGGATTCTTTCACGGCGAAAGATAGGAGGACTGAATGTTGAGTATGTTTCGCATACCGGTGGAGCTTTTCAGATCGCACCGACAAAGTATGTGACTATGCTCTGTGAAGATTTTGTTCACCTGAAACAGGGTGACTATTCAATCGGTGGTTTCTACCGTCAACACGGTTGTCCTCCGATTTACCTGAAAGATTATGCAATGAAGCATATTGGATTGAATCAATCGACACCCGGAAACGTTTATATATTCTAATGAGAAAGAGTTTAAATAAAATAATACAGATAGGTCATTATCCTTTTGACCTGATGATTTCGTTTCATGAATCTGATGCGGAATTTATAAACTCCTTAAAACAATACGGCATTAAAGATTTAGACGATCCGTCTGTTAGACTTGTAGTTGAAATGGAGAAATTATGTGAGGCTGATGGACGGTATTTAATGTTCAGGGGACACCAAAGCGTTATCCGATTAACCCGGTTTCCCCAAAAGGGGAGGGCGACTGATATGGCACTACTGAACCATGAACTTTTACACGCAGTCCATTTCTTTTGTGCTGAAGTCTTGAACGCACCGCTTAACGAAGATACAGCAGAAGTTTATGCTTATCTCTTTCAATATTTAACGGAAGAGATTTATAAACACATATGAAGTACGACCTTATCATAGTACCTGCCTCAAAAGATCGTCACCTGATTGAGATGACGCAGCGGACTATTGATTCATGTTTGGCTGACAATGCAGAGGTAAATGTGATAATGATTGAAACCTTTGCACGGGCGAAATACAGGGGAGTTAATCAAACAATCTTATGGAATAAGCCTTTCAATTACAACGCCTGTTTAAACGAAGGATTAAAATATCGTACCGGAGATGTTCAAATCTTAGCCAACAATGACCTTATTTTCATGAAAGGCTGGTCAGAAATTGGCGGTATTATGGAGGCAAACGGGATACTTTCAGCCTGCGCCCTGAGCGAGAGCCGCGCACACTGGGGTATGCCAAACGATTACAAGGCCTACAAAGGCTACACGATAGGCACGTTCTTTTGTGGTTGGTGTATCTTTCAACATAAATCAGTATGGGATAAAATCTATCCTTTGGATGAAGCTTATGAGTTTTGGTACTCTGATAACGTGCATGCTGAACAACTGAAACGTGCCGGGATAGAACACTATCTTATCTGTGCCGTACAAGTGAATCATATCACGTCGCAGACACTGAATAAAACAGACCGTAAAACAAGATTACAGTATACTCGTGCCCCGCAAAAAAGGATACATAAGCGTAATTGAGAAGTTCTACCGCAACTCATTTGAGGATACCGGTATGTTCTTTTGGGTTGAGGGCCAGCGGCGACTTGTGCCAGCGGTGACGATTGAAGAGAGCATATTTCTGTATTTTAAGTATCTTTGTATAGAGGACTTTAATATTGAAAGTGCTATCTCGACGTATTCGAGGATGAAAAAAGAACTATATGCGTCTGCCAAAGAGAATTGAAGAGTTAGTCCGTCGTAAAGATGAATTTCTGACCGCAAGTGAAACGGCACTTAATGTTCGGCTGCGGAAGATGCAGGGAATGCTATTGTCAAAGATCACTGCCGAAATCATTCCTCAGTTGGATGTGAGCAATGGACGAATCAGAAGCACCCTCAAAAACTTTCGGATACTTTCATCACTGGATAAAGTTTATAATGACTTTCAGAATGGGCAGAGGGTTGCATTTGTTGAAGAAGTCGGAGGCACGTTATCAGGGATAAACTCCCGGACGATTAACTATTTTCAGGTCATGATGGGACTTGAAACCCCTGCCACGTTTAAAGCCGTTGCCGCAAGTGTCTCTAAAAAGATGGGCATAAGGTTAGGACTGGACGGCGGATCGATTGTCTCAGGCGGATTCTTTGACACTTTAATAAAGAATGAAGCCTTACTTTTGGAAGTAAAGCAAATGACTGCTCAGGCGGTGACTGCTCAGATACCAATGAAAGACTACATCAAAGGTCTGAACACTCTGATTAACGGTGACGAAGGGCCGGGGGGTATTGAACGGCAGTTTAACCGCTATGCTCACGACGTTTATCATCAGTATGCCAGTGCCTACTCAACTGCTATGGCCGACGAAACCGGGATGAAGTATTTTATCTACCAGGGCGGGTTAGTTAAAGACAGCCGTGATTTTTGTGTTGCTCATAATAACAAAGTGTTCAAACGTGAGGATGCTGAAAAGTGGAGAACCTGGACACCGTCGCAGGGAGCTTATCCTGAAGGCTACAAGGTCAAACAGAAAAATCAGGATGAAGTACCGAGCTATTTATCTTATCCGGGTTATGATCCTTTGACTGACCGGGGCGGATATCGCTGCCGTCACTGGATCAGCTGGTTAGTAGATTCTATTGCTGAAAGAATGTTAAAGGCGCAAAATAATCAATAAAAGATTTGCATATTAAAAAAATGGTTTATCTTTGAATTGTGTTTGTGCGAGAGACACGAAAGGAAATTAACGGTTATGTAACCCTAAGCCCCCGGCTCTCGCACAGTTCGGGGGCTTTAAATTTACAATATCATGAACGCAAATATTGAACAATTAGGGATGCTAAAAATGTTAGAGCATTTATATGAAATGCTACATAGCGGTAAACGGATAAAATATGATGATATCAAAAATAAAAATGGTATAGAGTTTAAGTTTTGGTCAAAATTATTAAGAAATAACATAATTGAAAGAACCGGAACGGCAAAAAAACCAGTCTATACATGGGTTGGGATGAGGCCAAATATTTATATGGCCAAGAAGCTCATGGCAGATGATTTATATTTCGATGGCGTAATAATGGAGAAAGATGCCGCTAATGAAAAAATGATTCAATCTATCTTTTATAGAATTGAATATAATGAAAGTCAGGCGGCATTTAATTTTGATAATTATTCACCTACGCATAACACTCCAGGATGGGCTTTATTGCATAGTTCGTTAGAGCCGGAGAAGTGTGTAGAATTTTTTAATTTATGCTTAGAGAAATATCCGGTGTTTAATATATGCACTCCGCAAAGAGACAAATTGTATCATCCTCCTTTGCATGAAATCAAAGATTTATTTGATGAATACCTGAATTCATATAAGCCTAAAAATAAAATAATAGAAGCTAATGATGAACCACTAATTAGGAAAAAAGAATTAAATGTTGAGTTTGATAAATTCTGGGATTTATATGATAAAAAAGAAGATAGAGATAAATGCGAAAAAAAATGGAACTCGCTTACTAATAATGAACGTGAGGAAATAATGCAAAAACTACCCCCATATATCCAGGCAACCCCAGACAAAAAATTTCGTAAAAATCCAATTACATATCTCAATAATAAATCATGGAATAATGAGATTGTAGCATACATTAAAGATCCCATTCCACAAAACAAAACGACAGGGAAAACAATTAGCGAATACACTGACACTGAATTGTGGGAAGAATTGAAAAAGAGGGGATATTCCGGTACAATAACTAAATCATTAGCATAATTCCCCCTCATGTAGCTTGTCTGCATGACCGCCCCGGTGATACGTTGCCGGGGTTTTTCTTTTGTCTTAATTCATAATCTTGACAAAAATCATATCACGATATGACGAAAATCATTGTAAAATAATTGTATTGTTTATAATGAAATAAATTTTTACCTTTGACAAAACGAATTCTATGGCAAAAGAAGAACTTGTAAAAGCAATCATCAACGGCAAGACTAAGAAGTTAAGCAAAGCCGCTTATAAAATTGCATCCCGTTTTTTTAATGCAATTTCAGAAGAAGACTTGAAGAAAGCCCGTCCTGCTGAACTTGAAAAGCCGCTACTGAGGCCGACAATTAAACCTGTGATGATTAAACCGGCAATCAAAGAGCCGGAAGTCAAAGCCCCTGAGATACCTGCGGAATTGCAGGGTGACCCGATGACAGAGAAAGTTGAAGAGACTGTTGAACCTGGCGGTGATCCTGCCGCTGTAGTTCCCGAACCTTCGAAACCAAAACGGACTCCGGCCAAAAAAGCCAAGAAATGAAAGAACTAACCTCAAAGAAAACCGGTAAGGTGCAGTTTGTCAGTGATGACGTTTATAATGAGCTTGTCAGAAACGGCAGGCATAAGAAGTACAGCGTCCGTGATGTGAAGCCTATCATTGCCAAAGCACCGGCAATTTTAAAGCCGGAAGTAAAGAAAGTCACCAAACCAAAACATAATGACTGATTCTGAAAAACAAATTCTTGAGGGTTTTTTGTCGAAAACCTTAAAAATCGGCACTGAGGAACTGGCAAGCCTTTATAACGACGCCGGAGATTTGACTGATTTATCTATTGCTGAAAAAGCCGATTCTGAAAGAGTAAAAAAACTCGGAGGTGTCGGTTCTGACCAATTTAAGAGGGGCGTGAAAGAAGGCGCATCGAAGATTGAGAAAGCGGTAAAAGATAAGTATGGTGTTGAATCTGATCTTGAAGGGGTTGAGCTTGTTGATTTTATTCTTACAGAGAAAATCACCGAGGCACAAGGAACGAAAGATGACATTACCAAACATCCTGACTTTTTGCGTCAACAGCACGAATGGGAAAAGCAACTGAAAGCTAAAGACAAAGAACTGGCCGATAAGATCGCTGAAAAAGAAAAAGAGTTTCAGAAAAAGACTATCATGTCAAAGATCGAACGCCGGGCCATTGAAGAACTTGAAAGGTTGCGCCCTATCCTGCCCTCTGATGCAAAGAAAGCCCAGAGATGGAAGGAGAAGTACATTGATGAGTTCCGCACGTTTGACTATGAGGAAATTGACGGCGACATTATTCTGTTGAAAGACGGAGAGCCTGTTAAAGACAGTCACGGCCATAAGGTCACATTTGAGGACTACGCCCGTGAGACTGCTTCAGGATTCTTTGATTTTCAGCAAGCGGACGATCGCTCATCGTCAGGCAATCGTAGTGAACCAGGCAAGCCTCCGGTAAAAGCACCGACAAACGACGATGAATATTTCGCTCGTTTAAAGGCCGCAAAGACCCCCGAAGATCGTATAGCGATAACGGAGTCTTACGAAAAATTTAAATCAAAATGAGCCAAATAGGAAGTATTGATTGCGGCTTTTTAGCCATGTACCAGGGGATGCTCGACAAGCATTGGACAGACCCTCAGACAAACGTTGATAATGTTGGTGACGTTGAGTCCGCAAAAGCGGTACTTGAAAACCAGCAGGTCAGGATGACCGAGATAACCGGTAAGAAGAAGCGCATCATGTCAGTTGAATGGCTGGCAAAGTGTGACGTTACAACTACCGACTGCTCGGATGACTGTACAATAACCGGCGATGATGCCGATCCGATGTGCCAGGAGTACGAAATTGAGTGCCTTCAGGAAACATCCTTTAAGATGCCAAAACGGGCATATCGTGAAAGGACAATTGAGTTTCAGGAGGCGTATATGTTCAATATGCTCCAGCACAAGAAAGCTCTCGACGAATGGCTTGCCCAGTATATTCTCACTGGACTTGTTGCCAATGCCGGGGTTAACGCTTATGCAGGCATAGGAACCGTAGCAGGAACTATTACAACTATTCCTCCGAACTTCTGGGACGATTCAATATGGGGATATTTCAACCTGGTTAACAGGATGAACAAAATCAAAGACCCGTATATGATCACCGGAACAAACCTGTTCCAGTACATCTTCAACCGTATGCACGAATCAATGACCGATGCAGGTAAGGCTGCAATGTCAAAGGTTGGTACGATTAAGAAGATTTACCAGGACCCAGAGAACGTCGAGACCATAGCTCCCGCTTCCACGTTCCTGATCCACAAGACGGCTGCTGCCTTCATTAACAAGGCATGGAACCCGCTCGGTCCTGTGAATGCACAGAGCGAGGCCGGTGTTTATGCCCTGTGGTCAGAGCAGTCCTCGAACATCCCCGGTGTGTACTATGACATCATCACAAAGGAAACCTGCGAGAGCAATGAGTTTTATCTTGCCTCGAAGATTCAGCTTCATGGAGTTTTTGCTGTTAATCCTGCCCCGTGTGATGAAGATAACACCGGTATCCTTCAGTTCACCTGCGGGAGTTAATTAAATGTTACGTTTAACCGAAAATGGAGGGGCACTTATAAATTTGGGTGTCCTTCTTTTTTAAAGCTATGGAAGAGAAATGTAACTGTGGCAGCCGCCGTCCGAAGACAGTGATAGTTGTCAAACCAAGAACCAAAAGAGTACCAAAATGAGCCTCGGTAATTGCTTGCAGAATATTATAGGCTTTGCTCCGGAAGATTGTGAATGTATCGATAACTTCACAACTGATTATGCTATTTCAGATAGCGGACTTTATATCTCGGAGCTTCAGGGCATGTCACTCAGGATGCTTGACTCCCTCGGAGGATGTGAGGATCTTTGGGATAAAATGACGCGCGCGCGCGAGAATGCTATCAATTCTTTTCGCGTTGACTTGTCCCAGGCACTCACGAAGTATAAAGAACCCGCGCGACGGGCCTATTCCGGGGACATTGGCGGAAGGTACGCGGGGACAGGGAAGAAAGTATCAGCACTTGTCACAGCAAGCGATTACTACGGACTGAGGATGTACTCTGACATCAAAGGAGGTAAATATATTCTCCGGGGCGTTTCATTGATCCTGAACGATGCTGAAGCGGTTGACCTTGAAATCTACGATGAGTATGATTTGCTTTATACTATTCCTTTAGGGTCGCTTGCTCATAGGCCCTTCAGAACTGATTTCACCCCTATTGAACTGACCTTAGACCGGAATTATTACTTTCTGATTAATCCTACGGGTGTGCCTTATGCGAATAAACTGACCTGTAACTGCGGGGGGTTCCGGTGGTGTTTTAATATTGACAATCCATGTTATAAAGATTCGCGCGAAGGCTGGACAGAGTGGGCCATGATAGGCGGTGTTTATGGGGCTGATCTGAATGACCGCGAGGACTGGACTATCTCAGAGAAGGCTTCAGGGATGATTCTGCATGGTAACTTCACCTGCGACCCATTGGCAAGGCTTTGTGAAGATGATGTTGACTTTGTGAACAACGATGTTGACCGGGCAATTGCGAACGCGATATGGTACAAAACAGGCGAATTCCTTACGACCTACATCATGGGATCAACTGAGGTGAGCCGTTATACTCTATTAGGCACTGAACAACTGAATGAAAACCGGACATATTACGCCGAAAGATATAATGTGCTTTTGGATTGGATTGCCGCTTCAATGGAGGATAACGACTGTATTGTTTGCCGTTCGCCTCACGGAATGCGTATGAGATCACAGAGGATATGACCGCAGATGAAGCCATAAAATACATGAATCAGATCACCGTCGAAGCTGTCGGTGAGTTTGGCGTTGTCATGTTGCAGGTGGCTCAGTCGGCTAATACACTTATCCGGCAACGAGTGACAGAGACAGGAAAGAATGCCGAGGGTGAGGCATTTGCGCCTTACTCAGAGAAACCAATGCTTGTTAACTGCTCATCAAAATACATGAGTGTCGCAGTCTGTAATCAATTAGCCGGATCAAAAGAAAAGCGCAAAGACCTGAAGTGGGTAACGGTAAATAAAGGAGGTAGACCAGCACGAGTGTTTGAACTTGAAGGCGGGTATAAACAATTCCGTGAACTTCACGGACGACGGACTGATATTGTTGACTTCACGTGGACCGGCGAGATGATGAAAGATATCCAGGTCACAAGCTCTGATGATGAACACCGGCAGGGATTGGCGCGGTTAAGCACTCTCTCGGACGAACAGAACACAAAGTTAGCCGGTAATACTGACCGAAGGGGCGATATTCTGATGCTCTCAAATGAAGAAATAAATGAAGTAAGCGAGATACTTGAAAACTGGTTAGTCGCAAAGTGGGATGAATAGCAAAATAGCAAATATAATAGTCGGTTATCTCACTCCGCTTGCATGGGTGGATAAGATAGCGGGCATGACACAAATAGCCCAGATGAAACAGGGCGAAGTCATAAAAAGGTTCCCTGTTTCATGCGATATGACTGATGAGGATTGCGTCGAAGGGTGTTATGATGAATTGATGCCTTCGAGTAAACGCAGGTCTGTTATATTCTTCGAGGACGGTTCGTTTACTTTCAGTCGTCAGCAGGGGAATAAGATTTATTACGAGAGCCGACTGCGGTTAGTTTGTTGGCTCAATTATAAGCTCATTGAAGGCGGATGCGGGTCATCCGGTGATTATATTATCTCTATTCTGAAAGCCCTGCCAGCTATGCCGCAGAACATTGGTGATCTGTTAGCTTTATCTGTTACGGTTCAATCCCAGGTCCCGCGATCACCGGCCATATTTTCAAAGTACACGTTTGATGAACTTCACTCTCAATATCTTATGATTCCATACGATTATTTTGCTTTGGACGTTATAACGAGGTTTCATATAATAACCGAATGTATTGAACCAGCACCCGGAGGATGCACGGAATGTTAGACTTCTTAAAAGTTGCGATAGTAGCTTATGTGTTTATTCTTCTGACTGAAGAGGGCATGATCTTTGGCTGGTACGGACGACTGATACAGAAGATTAAACAGGATTGGCTGTATAAACCTCTGGGCGGGTGTATGGCGTGTTTCTCGGGGCAGTGTGCGCTATGGTATTACCTTATAGCTAATTTTCATTCATATAACTTTTTTGATCACATTGTTTTTATCAGTGCCGTTATTTTAACAGTATTATTTATAGACAAATTAATAAATTATGGAACTTAAAACCCTTAACCTTAAAGACAAACAATTTACCTGCGGAGGGCGGACTTTCTTTGTAGAGGATTCACTTTCATTTAACCGCTATCGCGAACTTCAGAGATTATCGATTGAGTTTGGATTTTCGCGTACTTTTATCGATCTGTTTAAAGATGTTCAGAAGTGTTATGACCTGATGCAGACCTCAAAGAATTATGCTGATGTGTCTGTGACGCTTTACAACATTTTAGCAGGTGTAGGTCAGATCGAAGAGAAAGACCCTGCCGCACTCCGTTTGTGTGCGTTGTTTATTAATGAAAAGGACGAAGATACAACGGTCATTGATGAGAAAAAGATGCGTGAAAAAATAGAGTGCTGGTCAAAAGAACTGGAGGTAAGCCCTTTCTTTCACTTGGCAGCCAGCTTAGTGGACGGTTGGATGCCAGCCTACAGGCTCATTACGCGAAATACTTTAAAAAAGGAGAGCGAAAAGGAGTAAGGAATGTTTACTTAGAGTTAGTTGAAAATGAAAAATACTGGTCTGATCTGTTATATGTTGTCTGCGGGGGTGAGCCTTCGGAGATTGACCGGCTGACGAGGTTTGACGTGTTTGAGTTCTTCGCTTTTCTGACAAACTATGAACGAAGAGCAGAGGATCAAAAGAAAAGGATTGAGGAACAAAAGCGGAAAAGAAAATGAAGCGCATAGAACTTGAGATAGTAGCGGATAATTCACAGTACATAAAAAGCACTCAGGAGGTTACTCAGGCTACTACTACGATGCAAAAGACCATCCAAAAGGGGGAGGTGCGCACAAAGGGACTTATTGAGGATACGATCGATGCTTTGAAAGATTACGAAGAAAAACGTAAAAAAGCATTTACAATTGAGGGAGTTGAAAAGTATAACCGTAAGATTGCCGAGGCACGGAAAACATTGCAAGAGTACAATAAGGCCGGACTCGAAACTGAAAAAATACAGACCCGCCAGGAAAAGAATAATAACACAATGATCAGCGGCCTGAAGAAACTTGCCGCTTCATATCTTACTGTTCATGCTGCGCTGAAGGTATTTAATGCAGTAATGAACTCTACGCAGCAGACCGGCGACCTTTTGAGGCGTGAATTATCAGGGATAAAGTTTGCGATTGACGAACTTAGTCGTTCGGTTGCTTCCGGGAACTGGTCTGATTTGGGTAAAAGATTAGCTGAAGCGCGACGGGCGGGTATTGAATATGCTGAAGCTCTTGATGCTATTGGGGACAGGGAACGGCAGTTGAGGTTAGAGGAAACGGACCGCGAAATACGGATGACCGAGTTAGCGAAGATTTATCGCAATACTGGATTAGTCGGGGCCGAGGGTTATAAAAAGCGGAAAGAAGCAGCAGAGGAATATATTCGTATTGCAGAAGAAGGAGAGAAAGCAGGGGTAGAGTTATTACAGATTAGAGTTGATGCAGAACTCGACGCAGCGAGACAGATTTTGGGATATTCAGCCGATATTTCGGAAGCAGAGAAAAAGAGAGTTAATGAATTGATCGTTAATAATCTTCGTAGTGCAAAGACATTTGATGAAAATAAGGATGCAATGGCTGAATACCAGTCTTTGCTTAAAGATTTAGCCGAAGCTGAGAAGGGCGTACCTGTTGGTGAATATATAGGTGAAGTTTGGGTAGAAACATCTCGAAAAATTGATACTAAAAGGGTTGATGATTTAAAGGCGGCCATTGCAGCAATACCCCCTGAGATAAAGAACATGTCCGATAGTTATGAAGACTTCGGCAAGTTAACAGACCCCGTGCGCGAACGGATCGTTAATGCTTTGGATGCTGTGGGAAAAAAGCAAATAGAAGTTACGCGGAGTACAATCAGAGCTAATACAATGGCAGAGCTTGCCGGAACTAGGATAGCCACAGAAGAAGAAAAGACGCTTAATGACCGTGAAAAGAACCTTGAGAAGTTTGTTGAAGCATCATTAAAACTCCGTGATGACTATGAAAAGGCTGTCATTGATCAGTTGACAGGTGTTGAAAAGATTGAGGCCGAACGCGACTATCAACTCCGGCAATATGACATGCTTCAGGCGCATCTCGAATCACTTGGCACGCTTACCGAAGATCATTATAAATGGATTGAAGGGTTACGGGCAAAGGCTATCAGGGATGCAGAAATAGCAACACGACAGGAACAACAGGCAACAACTGATTTCTGGACCGAGACCTATGATAAGGCTATTGAGCAGCGGATGAAGTTCTTAGATTTCCGCGAAGAACTCGACCTTAAAACTGCTGAACTTGCCGGAGAACTTACCGGGGAGAAAGAACTTGAGATACAAAAGAAATGGTTACAGGCACGAATTGACCTTTTAAAATCATCTCAGGACCCAATACTTCAGCAACAGGCCGAACTGCTTGAACTTCAATTAGGATTAATTGATAAAGAATTAGCAGGCAAACAGGCAGAAAAAACCATCTGGGATTACATAGGATTAGGGGATTCGCCTGAAGCGCAGGAGGCTATTCAGAATAGTGTTGAAACAATGAAAGGCGTGCTGGATGATATTTTTGCCGCACGACTCGAAGATGCACAGCGTACACGCGAGCTTTATGATACTCAGATAGCTGAAACTCAGAGGGCATTGGATACCGAAACACGGTTAATGGAGGAGGGATTTGCTAATAATGTCGATGCCAAGAGAAAAGAACTCGAACAATTAAAAGTCGCCCGCGCAACAGCACTAAAAGAAGAAGAAAAGGCCCTGAAAGCTCAAAGGGCATTGGATACGGTGAGCCAAGTATCATCACTCATAACAGCATCAGCAGACATATTCAAGTCACTCAGTCCTCTGGGGCCGATTGGAATTGTCGCTGCCATTGCCACAATTGCCACAATGTTCACTGCCTTTGCCGCTGCTAAGATTAAGTCCGCACAAGTAACCAAACTTGCCGAGGGTGGTGTTGGTGACGATACCGGAGTAATAACAGGCCGGACTCATAAACAGGGCGGCGAGAGATTACTGGATCATGTTGAGGTCGAGAGGGGCGAGATGTTCGGAGTGCTGAACCGCCGTGCTTCTGCTAAGTATGGTAAAGCATTCACCGAGATAGTGAATAACTTCAATCGTGATAACCTGGTTGTTGACCGGAGTGATGCGGTCAATAATATCAATATTGATGTAAACGGACTAAGCGAACGACTGGATAAAGTCGAGTATCAGCTTATCCGGCAGAATGAATTTATCATGTCACGTCCAAATGTTCAGGACTATCCAAATATGAGAATAGAAAAGCGAGGCAATAAAACGAGGATAATAAGAAAATGAATTATCGATTTTACATAACCGCGTTGTCGTCGAGAGTTGAGGTTTTCCCCTTGAATTGGCGGTCATGTTCTCTGGTTGATTCCCGAGAAAAAGGGGCGATGTATTATCGTCGTACATTCAGCGGCTCTTTGATGTTTACTGATAACAACGGCGGAGATGACTTTTCTTTACTCTATTTGATCGAGGCTACATCGCCATGCGAAAGACTGATATT